TTGGTTATCAGACTCTGTGTTATGTAAAGCAGTATTGGGACGCTCCCCGTACTGTTAAGGTAGTTGGCCGCGATGGCCAGTTTAATGTGTTGTCATTTATAGGTTCTGACCTGGGAGATAATACAGATATCCGAGTAGAGGCGGGCTCGGCGCTTCCTACTTCTAAGGCTGCTAAACAGGCTTTGCTTATGGACCTTATGACTCAGGGATTTATTCCCCCTGAGAAGGGTCTAGAGCTTATGGAAGTTGGGGGAGTGCAGCGTCTTTATGAGGAAGTCCAGATAGATAGTGCACAGGCTGTGCGGGAAAACATGAAGATGAGTACCGTAACAGATGCGAATATGAGTCAATATCTTCAGACGTTCCAAGGTATTGACCCTGCGACTGGTGAGCCTATGCTCATTGATCCCAATACTGGGCAGCCGCTAGTGGATGCAATGGGTAACCCGACGGCTCCGCCGCTTATTGTGCCTGTTAATACTTTCGATAATCACCAGATTCACATTAGTGTGCACAATAATTACCGTAAGGGCCAGGAATACGAGCAGCTCGAACAGCGTCTTAAGGATCTGTTCGAGGAGCACGTTAACCAGCATATGATGGCGCTTGGTCTTATTCCTGGTATGCCTTCACCTATGGACGGGGCTAATAGCGTTACGTCCGGTGAGGCAGGTACTGATGAGGCTTCACAAGTTGAAGCGGATCAAGCTAATGGACAACAAATGCAGCAGCCGCCTAGTGGTATGGAAGCTATGCCAGTAGGCGCACAACAGGGACCGGTGATGTAATGGCTAATGTAATGCTCGGGTCTCCCGACATTAATTTTACTAATTCGCTTAAGGCAGTTGCTGATATGGGTGGGGGAGACACTGATCTCACTACTCCAGTCAACTACTCGTCGCTTACTGCTATTAGGGCTCGTCTTACTGCTATCGATGCAGTTACGTACTCTAGTGCAAATCTGGATACAATGACCATTAACGACATGGTTTTTGCACTCCGTAATGAGGATGACCCCAAGACTATCGCGGACTACATGTAATGCCCGGCGACCCGTTTACTCAGCAGATCGTTAATAATGCGACTAGCGCGATGCAGTCCCAGGGGTCTACAATGGGACCAACAGCAAACCGCAAGATGCCGAAGCCTAATCGTAATAACGATAGGGCTAAGGCAATCAATAGGCGTCTAGCTAAGGAAGGTTCACAAAAGAAATGAGAACTCACAGTCTCAATCTCCATCCAAACATTACTGAGAAGCTTAGTTTCTTTGAGGTTGCGCACCTCCCAGAACCGCTATTCTCTGTAGCTAACCAGTGCCGTATTACGGCAAATGAGATAGTTGCTATGGTAGATAACCACCCTCAGCTCACGTTGGGGCTTCAGCATCTTATTGAGGCTAAGGATTGTTTTGTTAGAGCTGCTGTAGCTCAGGAAAATGCACGTAAGGGTAATACTAATCCTGGAGCGCCTCTTCCGCGTTCTAATGAGGTAATCTAGTGAAAATCGGTTCAGCTATTCAGTGTATGGAGAATGGCGAAAAGGTTTCTCGTACTAACTGGAATGGTAAGGGTATGTATCTGGAACTCCAGGTTCCTGATGCACACTCTAAGATGACCCAGCCGTATGTTTATATGAAGACGGTTGATAACAACCTAGTACCTTGGATTGCTAGTCAGACCGATCTTCTTGCAAGTGACTGGTTTGTAGTTCGTTAATTTTTATTAAATAGGTTTAGGGCCTCCTACGAGGTACGAGCCTGGGAAACAGAAGGAAATATCATGGCTGTAGAAGACGACGATCCCACTACTGGTAACGAGGTACAGGATAACGCCCCTGATCAGGGTAATATTCCAGGGCCTAATCCGGCGTGGAATGACGTCCTCAACGTCCTTCCGGAACAGTTTCATTCAGTAGTAACCCCTCATTTTGCTAAGTGGGATCAGGCGGCTCAGTCACGTATTGAGGCTGCTAACGCTTCACTTAAGGAGTATGAGTCTTATAAGCCGTTCGTAGAGCATGGAATTACAAATGAGGAGATTGAACAGGGTCTTAGGATTCTGTATGAGATCAACAATAATCCTCAGAACGTATATACTGCTCTGGGAAACGCTTATAAGTTCGGACAGACTACTGAACCCCCTGTAGATGAAGGTACTGAGGAGCCTGAGCCTAGTGCTCAGTACCAGAAGCTAGAGCAGGGTCTAGAGCTAGTCTCTAAGATTGTTCTTGCGGATGCGCAAGCTAAGCAGGATGCACAGGCAGATATTGAACTGGATAGAGAGCTTGAAGCTCTTAAGGAAAAGCATGGCGAATATGACCTTCGTTATGTTCTTGCCATGATGCAGAACGGTATGTCTGGCGAAGAGGCCGTTCAGTCATTTAATGAACTTAAGAATTCGTTCGCTCCTAAGCAGAATTCCTTTGCACCCAGTATCCTTGGTGGTAACAAGGGTGGTGCAGGTATTCCTTCTGGTGCAATTGATCCAACAAAACTTTCTAGCGGGGAAACTCGTAACCTCGTAGCCCAAATGCTTGCTGCGGCAAAGAATCAAAATTAAGCTCGGAGGCCCATGGCTGCAACACTGGTAACTGCTACAAATATTCTTAAGGAGATTTACGAACCGCGTGTTCGTGATCAGCTTCAGAATATGCTTAAGACTAGCAAGCGTATTGAACAGACTTCAGAAGGTGTTAAGTCTGAAGCTGGCGGTAAGTACGTTGTGTTTACTACTCACGTTCGGCGTAACCATGGTATTGGCGCCCGACTTGAGATGGAGCAGCTCCCTGCTGCTAAGAATCAGGGTTTCGGTCGTGCACAGGTTAATCTTGCGTATCTTTATGGCTCCATTAGGCTTTCAGGGCCAGTCATGGAGCTTGCTCAGACTAATTTCCAGTCGTTTGCGTCTGTTCTGGATCAGGAAGTTAACGGTATCCAGAGGGATCTGGCTAAGGATTATAACCGGCAGATTTACGGCACTTCTGTCGGTGTTCTTGGCGTTGTTACTGGTGTTAATGCTGCGGGCGTTATCCCGATGACTAACACGCAGTACATGGAAGTTGGTATGGAGGTCGATGTCTATAACTCGGCCGGTGATACCCTTAAGACTACGGCTGCTGGCGCTACCGTAACGGCTGTTGATAAGAACGTCTCTATCACCATTGATGAGACGCCTACGGCTACTGCGGCGAATGATATTGTAGTTCGCCAGGGTAACCTTAACCGTGAGACTATCGGCCTTGAGCAGATTGTCGATGATGCTACAGAGCTGTATAACATCGACCCGGCTGTAGAGCCTACGTGGAAGTCAGTTATGAACGACAATGGTGGTGCTAATCGAGCACTGTCTGAGTCGCTTATGATCCGTATGGTCGATGACATTTATACTAATGGTGGAAATACTACGGCCATCTTTACTACGCTTGGTGTTCGCCGTAGTTACTTTAACCTTCTGGTCCAGCAGCGTAGGTATTCCAATACGAAGGACTTTGAGGGTGGCTTTAAGGGCCTCGCATTTACTACGGATAACGGCGAAGTTCCCATGGTTACAGACGTGGACTGCCAGCCTAACCGTATGTACTTTATCAACGAGAAGGCTCTTAAGATTCACCGTGAGAGTGACTGGTCCTTTATGGACCGCGATGGGTCTAAGTGGCAGCGAGTTATCGGTTACGATGCTTATGACTCTACTCTTTACAAGTACTGCCAGCTTGCTACTGACCGACGTAACACCCACGGCCTCGCTACGGACATCACTGAGAGCTAAATAGCATTAAGAAAGGCGGCTACAGGGGATATCTCTGTAGCCGCCTTTTATTATAAGGAGCGTAATGGCAGATAGTCTCAGTGACCTGATGTTTAATTATTTCTCCTCGCAGCCTACGGGATCTACAGAGAAATCCCTGTCGGATAACTCATTTGCGTATTACGCAGCACAGCCTGGGGGAGATCCTAGTAAATCTCTAAGCTATAACATGCGTCTCTATTTCTCCACTCAACCTACTGGTGACCCTAACAAGACGCTATTGGATAACATGGATGCATTTTTCGCGGCACAGCCTACAGGTGCTCCAGAAAACTCACTAACTGACAATATGTACGCATACTATGGAAGCGTCTAATGAGTAATAGGGTACTTAATGGCAACTTCTACTTCCCTGTAGATGGACATTTCGTTAGTCAGAAGCAAATCCGAATAAATGAGATTCTACAGGATTACGATAAGTCCCTCCAGCTACAGTGGATTCCACCAGATAAACGATCTGAAAGTGACATAGCTTTCAGAGTCGTATGTTTCCCGCCAGGTCGGGCACCTTATTTGGTCTGTACTGCTGATGAGGCAGATGAACGACTACTTGCTAAAGTATTTCAGGCCGATCAACAGAATTCTCCAAATCAACTAAGTTACATAGAGAATTACAATGCAGCTAGGGAGTTGGTGATAGCTAAGCAAAATGAGGAGGAACGTATGGAGGCTCATGAGATGGCTGCATCTATCCTCCGTAGTAATAAGTTCTCATACAAGCATGGAGGGATAGATTTTGAACGTCCAAGACGTCTCAACCCGCGTTAAGCGTACATTTGGAGACGAGGCAGGCGTACAGGTTACAGATCAGGATATTATCCGTTGGATTAACGACGCTCAGGAAGAGATAGTTAATTCAAATGAGGGCCTCATGGAGACTACAGGTTCTGCTGACACGGTTAGAGATCAGGATATTTATGATCTCCCTGTAGACATATCTGTATTGCGGAGCCTGAAATATAATGGTCTCC